TCTACTAGTAGATTTGATTGATGGTGCCATAGATTCTACATCAACTGATGTGACCCTTGTGGGAAGAAATTATACAGGGTATGGCGAAGCATTTAACGAAAATTTCGTAAAAATTATTGAAAATTTTGCTGCAACTAGTGCTCCTGCAAATCCATTAAGAGGACAGCTATGGTATGATACAAGCGAAGGTAGACTAAAAGTTTGGGATGGCGAACAGTTTAGAGGAACTGATACAACAACTTACAGTGCGATCAAACCAACCTTGGTGGCTGGTGATTTGTGGATTGATGCTGTCAATAAGCAACTTTATTTTAGTGACGGAGCAGCTGACTATCTAGTTGGTCCTAGTTACACAAGAAGCCAAACAAAAACTGAATATGATGCAATTAGTTTGATTGATAGTTTTGGTGTTACAAAAACTGTAGGAAGATGGAGTGTTGGAAATAAAACTGTGGCTATTGTTTGTGCAGAAGATCTCACAGCAGCTACTATTGATTCTAATGTAGCATTACTTACAGGTTTCACATCTCCATTCATATTTAAACAAGGCGTGAATATAAATCCTACATATAGCAATTTTAAATGGAATGGCACGGCAACAAATTCTGAAAATTTAATATCTGGAAGTAACGTTTTTGCACCAAGTAGTTTTTTACAAGTATCGCCTGCTCTACCAATTGCATCTTATCAAACTACAAACCAACATTTACATGTAAACAATGATAGAGGTGTATTAGTAGGTGATGTAAGTAGATTTAGTATTAGCACAGACACAACTTCAGCAGATAGAGATATTATATTAGGTGCTTTAAGAGAAGATGCAAATATTAAAGTTCAAGTCACAAACAGTGGTTTAGCAGTGGATGCAATTACAATTGACGCTTCAAATAATAGAGTTGGAATTTTTGATGCAACACCTTCTTATACACTTGATATTACCGGTGATTTACGAGTCACAGGTAATATGGTTGTAGAAGGCACACAAACTGCATTAGAAGTAGCAACACTACGTGTAGAAGATAAACAAATAGAACTTGGTATAACTGAAGATAGTAGTTTAGGAGATGATGCAACAGTTGACGACGGCGGTGTTGTTTTAAAATCAACCGGTATTGACAAAGAATGGGTTTGGAAAAATGCGACAAATGCTTGGAGATCAAATGTTAATATTGATGTTGCTGATGGGTATGGATATAGAATTAACGGAACAAATGTTCTAACTATAAACGAACTTCATAGTAGTGTAACAACAGCTAACGGACTTACAAGTATTGGAACACTTACTGCATTAAATGTTGACGATATAAGTTTGAATGGAAACACTTTAACGGTTAATAATGATTTAAATGCTAATATCAATGGCGATATTATCATGATTGGAACAACAAAAATTAGAAATGTTGCAACTCCAGCAACAGCTAATGATGTAGCTAATAAACAGTATGTAGATGATGTATCAAAAACACTTGATGTAGCGGTAAGTGTTGATTCAACTGGTTTAACAAATTCTCAATTAGCAGATTTGTTAAACGATATATCACCGTCAGCACAAAAAAATAATGGAGTAAGCGCACGAGTTCATTGCACATCTTATGCAGGAACATACACATATAATGGAACAGATGGTGTGTCAAAAAGTTTTGTTGCTGTTGACAGTGCCGGTGTTCAAAACCAATCTGTTGTTGCTGATTTTAGTTTTGGTGATATTACAGATAATGTTACATTAACGGTAACAAGAACATTGAAAAGATTTGAAGTAGTAGCAGGAGCATGGGTTTGGCAAGAAGACTTGGTCAGCAGTGTTTAGGTAAATACTACTAACGCATCATAGGGTAGATTAAATGGCTTATATAATTAATAGTTTTAACGGATCACAATTAGTTACAGTTGAAGACGGCACAGTTGATACAACAACCGAACTAAAACTTATTGGAAAAAACTTTGCTGGATATGGAGAACAACAAAATGAAAACTTTGTGTTTTTATTAGAAAATTTCCAAGGAACTGTTGCTCCAACAAAATCTATCACAGGTCAAATTTGGTATGATGCAACTAGTGAAAAAATTAGAGTATATGATGGCACAGCGTATAAATCAGTTGCAGGTGCCGAAGTAAGTGCTACACAGCCAACAGGTTTAGCCGAAGGCGATTTGTGGTGGAACAGCACAACTAACCAGTTATACGGAAAAAATTCTAACAATGAATGGAACTTAATTGGCCCGCAAGCAACAGCTGGCAGCACTACAGAAATGAAAAACATTATATTAGCTGATACTGGAGCAGTCGATCATAATGTTACTGCTGCATATGTTGAAGATTATATTGTTGCTATAATTAGCGAAGTAGATTTTGTGCCTGCATTAAGTCAACCAGATGTAACGAATTGGGTAGCAAGCGATTTTGCAACATTAAAAGCTGGGTATAACCTAAGAGGCGTTGGATCAAATGGTGTATCTACTACAGATAGTAGAGGTAATGTAAATCTTTATTATGGATCGGCACAAACAGCCTTTAAATTAACAGACGGTTCAGCAGTATATAGCCCAAGCGATTTCCTTCAATCAGGACCAACTATTGATTTTACTTCTAGCACCGTAAACTTTGGCGACAATGGTTTTACCGTTGGTAATGATACTGATTTGACTGTAAAAATTGGCGCAGATTTAGAAACACCAAGATTGCAGTTACATAGAGATGAATTACTTATTGCTAAATCTGATGATACGACTGTCTGGCATATTACCAATCTAGCAATTTATCCAGCACTAACCGGATTATCAATTGGTTTATCAGGAAGTCCATTAAACAACATTTATTCAAACAATTTTGTTGGAACAGCTACACAAGCAAATACTTTAGAAGTGTCAGGAGTTTACCGTGCAGCATCAACAAGTGCCGCAAATAACTCAATCGCTGCTAGAGACGGAAGCGGAAATATCACAGCAAATATTTTTACAGGCACAGCAACTCAAGCTCGTTATGCTGACCTTGCAGAAAAATACACAACTGGTGATACAGAACTAGAACCAGGAACGGCAGTAGCAGTAATAGCCGACGATTGCTGTGAAGTAGGACCTGCTAAAGCTAGTGATATTTGCATCGGTGTTGTATCAACTGATCCAGCGATTATGATGAATAGCGAAGCAGATGGGCAATACATTGCACTAAAAGGACGAGTTCCGGTTAAAGTTGAAGGTCCTGTAAAGAAAGGTCAAGCAGTCTATGCCTGGGATAATGGAATATGTAAAACGGTTGCTACTAGTGCATTAGTAGGCGTAGCACTTGAATCCAACGAAGATATCTCAGTCAAGTTAGTTGAGTGTGTCCTAAAAGTATAAATACTAGCATATATTTTAGGAGTAAGCAATGGCAGTTGGCGACATTATTTCTGTTGCACGATACAATCAGATGCAAGCACGAGCTGCAAAAGTTTTAGGCACAGGAAGCGGAACATTTGGATATGGACAATCAGTTGCAAGTAGTAGCTTACCTACTAACGTAAATAACAATCCAACCGTTGTTAACTCTGCTCATATGCAAAGTTTAAAAACTGATTTACAAAAATCTTATGTTCACCAAAATAATAGTTTTCCAACACTAACCGATGTAGTAAGCCAAGACGATATTACTGATGCTGTATATGTAGAATACGAAACCGTATCAGTTGACATTGAGCAAAATGCTTTAAGTTATAATATAAATCAAATGACAGCACCTGAATCTAAACTTGCTGTTACAAGAACTTCACAATGGGGACATCCTTCGGTTTCTACAATTATTCATGAATGGACTGTAAGTTTTAACAACAACAACCATTTACGAGCATTTTTTAACAGTGGCGGCGAAGTAAGAACTAGAGCAGCATTAAGTGGTGGTTCTGGAGCAAAATATACCAGTTGGGTTGCCATGGTTACAACCGTAGGCGTTGTAAAATTTGCTTACACTGATACCACAGCAAGCTCTGGAACTGATTATAATCGTGGTGCATATGACTTGACAGCTGGTGCAGATTATGTTAATATATGGTATTATGAACCAGGCGCAGGAACTTATGAAAACAATAATATCACATATCAGGCCAAACTTAATTCTGCCGGAAATCAGTTAAGTTTTAAAGTTATTTACAGAGATGGTGATCCAAATGATCCAGGCGACGGCACAGCCGGAATTGATGAAGCAGTAAGTGGAACATTTAGAAGTATTGTTGAGCAACAACGTGCAACAGGTAGTTATGTTGAAGTAGATAGTCCTGCGTATGCAAATACACAAACATTAGGTGAATAAATGGCAAATGTAAATGTAGGAGATAGAGTCAACGCTGATGACTATAATAGCCGAAGAAACATTATTGATGATTTGTATGTTACTAAGTGGGCACAAACATCTCGTTCGGCAGATGTTGCAGCTTCAGTTGATCAAGTCGAAGCAGACCAATTAGAAGAACTATATCTTGATTTACAATCATGTTGGGTGCACCAAACTGGTGCAGTTGAAGCAAGTTTAGCAGTGCCTGCTGTTGGACAAACAATTGGCGCTGACACGTCTCAAGATTACAATCAATCTACAGGTGCGTTTAGTGCAGTATCAAATGGCACATTAATGGGATTTAATGATTTTGAAGCTCTGAATGTAGCAGTATCAAATTATCCAGCAAGTCATTTAAGTTATGATTCTAGTAGTTTTAGTTTAGAATCAACTGCTACTGCCCAAAGAACAACTAATTGGGGCGCAGCCGCTAGTAATAATGATATCTATCATGTTGTTGATGTTGATTGGGCAACAGAGGCTGCAAAGTTGGCTTGGCAAGATGCAAACGGTAGATTACATTTTACAGCCAGTTTAAGCAGCGGCACAGGCGCAAAATCATTAGATTGGGCTGCTCTTTTATCTGCAATGGGCACTGTTTACATTGACAAATACGATGTCAGCGCAACCTCAGGAACATCAAGCGGTATAGGACTTACTAATTTAACAGGCACTTATCAACAGATGTTTTCAAAGTCAGGAAGTGGTGTTTATTCAGATAACAACTATAGAATCTATGGTAAAGTAGTAAGCACCAGTGCTTATAGATTTCGTATAAGATTTTTTGATGGAGACACTGGAACAGGAGATCTTGCTGGTCCAGGAACAGGAACTCCAATTGATGAAGAAGTAAATGGCACACTAGACAGTGCATGTGCAAGTTACAGTCCAGACAGTAGTTTTACCTATAATTCTGTAACTCAAGTAGCAGTCGACCTAACCGGAGTTACCAAAGGTGGAATTGTTACAAATGCATCAGGAACAACTCAAAACAATTTAGGCGATTATTCAGGTTCTGGATTGTTGTAATAGTTGACAAATCGTCTTTTTCTGTGTATACTAATAATGGAGGTATACCATGGATGACAGATTAAAAAAAGCTCTTGATTTTAGTAATTATATGATTACGCTTGACAATCAAAAACGTATCTTGAAAGAAAAATATCAAGAAGATTTACTATATTACTATGGCGGAGGCACATTTATTTCTACAAAAGAACTTATAACGTTTTGCTATAGTATGATATCCGCAGGACAAGAAGATACAGTTATTGTTGACAGCAATGATATTCCTATTAATGTAAATTTACAAGAGTTTGTACAAGGCGTATCGGACACATATTTTAGAGCAAGCAACAAATACTATGTAGAATATGATAAGCTAAAAACAAATAGATCAGTTGAAGGTATTTTTGACACATGAGCAAGGGTGCTCTATTAATTGCATGTAATAACACACAAGTAGATTACATAAAACAAGCAATATTTTGTGCTGCAAGAATTAAACAGTATTTAAATATTCCAGTATCTCTTGTCACAGATAATGCTTCGTATTTAGAAGCAAACTATAAGCATGAGTTTGATAATATAATTGAAATATCAAGCGAGAATAACAATTATAAAACATACAGAGATGGTGTATATAAAGAGTATAAATTACAATGGAAAAATTTAGATAGACACCGGGCATATGAACTATCTCCATATGATGAAACTATTTTAATGGATACTGATTACATCTTGTGTAATGATTGTTTGAAATATTGTTTTGAACAATCAAATGATATTATGTTATATAAAAATTCTACTGAATTATCAGGATGGAGAGATGTGAGGGAATTTAAACATATATCTGCAAATGGCATTGATTTTTATTGGGCAACAGTAATATATTTTAGAAAAAGTAAACAAACAGAATTATTTTTTAATCTTGTATCACACATTAAAGAATATTGGTATCATTACAAAAATTTATATAGAATCACAGCAAATACGTTTAGGAACGATTTTGCATTTAGCATTGCAATACACATAATGAATGGCCATATGTCAGGCAATTTTGTAAAACAATTACCGGGTAAGAAATATTATACCGTAGATAAAGATATTTGCTTAGATATCAAAAACGATAAAGTAAAATTTTTATTGCAAAAAAAAGATAGTATAGATTATTTTCCTGCAATAGTTGAAGGTTGCAATGTTCATATTATGAATAAATTTAGTTTGAATAGGTTGATTGATGAGCTTTAATTTTACTTTATTTGCACAGAACAGTGATGTTAATTATGTTCAACAGGCAAATGTTGCTGCAATGAGTCTAAAACTAACCAATCCTACATGTAAAATTGCTCTTATAACAAATGATGTAGTTGACGACAAATATAAAGTTTTATATGATCACATTGTAGATATACCTTGGAAAGACGAAGCAGAAAATTCTACTTGGAAAGTTGAAAATCGTTGGAAAATATATCATGCTACACCATTTGATGAAACAGCAGTAATTGATACTGACATGTTGGTTTTGTCTGACATTTCCCATTGGTATGATTTATTAAAAACAAAAAATGTATATTATGTCGATCGTGTATTGACATATAGAGGCGAAGTAGCAGATAATACATACTATAGAAAAGCATTTAGAAATCATCATTTGCCTAATTTATATGCTGGGTTTCATTGGTTCAAAAAATCAGATCAAGCACATGAATTTTTCAAATGGGTTGAAACAATTATGCACAATTGGGAATTGTTTTATGGACAATATGCTGGAGGAAAATATTTCCAAAAATGGCCTAGTGTAGATGTAAGCAGTGCAATTGCAGCAAAAATTTTACAATGCGAAGATCAAATTACTTTAAAAACCAGTTATCCAACTTTTACACACATGAAATTACATAACCAAAATTGGGATAAATTATGGGTAGACAGTTGGCAAAAACAATTAGGCGTGTATGTTGATAATGATTGCAAACTAGCAATAGGCAATTATACACAAAGTGGCATATTTCATTACACCGAAGACAACTTCTGCAATGATCATATAATAAGCACATATGAAAATAAATTAGGAATATAATGTTAGAAGTAAACAAAAAGCGTTATGTATATTTTGATGACGACGGTAATATTACCAGTATCAAAAACAATTATAAAGAGTTAGGTAATTATATTATTGTTGAAATTGATGACGTTTATGATTTAGTTACTGGAAAAGAAGTTGTAAGTAATTATGTTGTGTTGTTTGATACTGTGACTAAACAACATAAATTATCTCATAGATATATCGAAGATGAATACCAGTTTGATATTAATGACCAGATATATCAAATTCCAGTAAATATCCAAGACAGACCAGACGTTGTTATTATTCATAACAAAAAAGAAAAAAAGTGGATAATAGAATTAGACAAAGCAATACAAGATAATCTTTTATCTAATAAACTTAGCTTTAGAGCTGATATGGGATTTAGTATTACAAAAGCACACGATCCTCATGTGCTATATCAATACATTTATTGTGCAATAGATGATTTAAAAAATGGAAAAATAGAAATCAATTTTGCCTCCGATTTAGAACTTGACTCTTCGGCAGTTAGTGTATATACTATAAAAAGATTTGAGAAGTATTCGTATGAGGTTGCAAAATGAGTAAATTTAGAATTTTAGATTATGATATCATATATCTAAGTTATGATGAGCCAAATGCAGAAAAAAACTATGCAGACTTGTGTAGTAAAGTGCCGTGGGCAAAACGTGTGCATGGAGTAGAAGGCAGTGATGCAGCACACAAAGCATGTGCTAAACTAAGCGAAACTGATAGATTTATTACTATTGACGGTGATAACATTGTAAACGCAGACTTCCTTGGTAGAGAGTTTGACTTAGATAATCACGAAGATGCACACTGGAACAGAGAAGTTGCATTTGAAAATTGTGTTGTAAGTTGGAGTGCTAAAAACACAATTAACGGACTTATGTATGGCAACGGCGGAATTAAATGTTGGCCTAAACAAAAAGTTCTCAACATGAAAACGCATGAAAATGCAGATCCTAACAACCCACACGCCCAGGTAGATTTTTGTTGGGACCTAGAATACATACAAATAAATCAATGTCATAGTGAAATCATGAATAATGCTACACCACATCAAGCATGGCGTGCTGGTTTCCGTGAAGGTGTTAAAATGGCATTGGACAGAGGCATGAAACCTACTGTAGAAGCGTTTCAAAAAAATCATTGGAAGAACTTGCATCGTTTGTATATTTGGCTAATGGTTGGTGCGGATGTAGAAAACGGACGTTGGGCTATATACGGTGCTAGAGAAGGGTTATATAAAACAATGTGTACCGACTGGGACTTTGTAAATGTGCGTGATTTTAAATGGTTAAATGAATATTGGGATAGCAAAAATATTGATGAAGATCAAATGGAAGAAAATACAATTGATCTTGGCTACAAGCTAATTGAAGAACTTGATTTGCCTATTGCTGCTGAACCACTAAATGGAAATCAAAGTTTATTTTTTAAAACTGTGTATATGAATCCTTCAAGGATACCACGTAAAGGACGATAATGTCAAATCAAACAGACAGAGTAAAATATATCAATGATATCACAAAGCGGCATTTTTCGCCGACTTTTTGTTTTGCAAAATGGTATCATACAACTATCTACTTGCAAACAGGTGAAACACATAGTTGTTATCATCCAGCACCTCACAAAATTGATATTGACGAGTTGTTAACAAATCCTAGTGCATTGCATAATACACAACATAAAAAACAAGAACGTAAGGAAATGTTAGAAGGCAAACAATGTGCTGGTTGTCAGTATTGTTGGAATGTTGAAAACATGGGAGATGATTATATCAGTGATAGGCATATTCGCAGTGGCAGCATTTATAACGAAGATAGATTAAAAGAGGTAAAGTTTAACAAGTGGGACTTTAATGTAAGTCCTGAGTATATTGAAATTTCATTTGGTAATGAATGTAATTTCCGTTGCGGATATTGTCATCCAAAAGCAAGCAGCAGATACTACAATGAAATAAGACAACACGGGCCGTATTCACAAAGTAAGAATCATAGATGTGATATTGACTGGTTCCGTATCTATGAAGAAGATTCAAACCCTTATTTACGTGCTTGGTGGAAATGGTGGCCTGAAGTTAGCAAAACATTGAACATTTTACGTATCACCGGCGGCGAACCTACTATGCAAAAAAGCATGTATAGGATGTTTGATGAACTTGAAAAAGATCCAAAGCCACATCTTGAATTAAATGTAAACAGTAATTTTGGCGGCAAAGAAAAACAACTGGAAAAATTTACAGATAGTGTAAACAGTTTGCTTACACAAAATAAAGTAAAAAGTTTTAAGTTGTTTACAAGTTTAGATACATGGAACGAACGTGCAGAGTATATACGTGATGGATTGGACTTAAAAGTGTTTGAGCGCAATTTTGATTACTTTATGCGTAATACAACTGCACCTGTGACATACATGATTACATTTAGTTTGTTCAGTGTCACAACATTCCAAACATTGCTTGAAAAAATATTAGAACAAAGGCGTATGTATAATGATGTAAACAGCGGACGTTGGCAACGTATACATTTTGATACACCTTATTTAAAAGAGCCACTGCAATATGATATAAACATTTTGCCTAAAGAAACTTATATACCTTATATGGAAAGCCATTTACAATTTATCAAAGACAATGTAAAAGAAGGTAGTAAAGAACATTTTAGTGAAATGGAATATGAAAAATTTAGACGTGTTGTTGATTACATGAAAACAACTAGATACGATGTGAACAAAATTAGAGAAGGTCGCAAAGACTTTTGGAACTTCTTCAAAGAACATGATCGTAGACGTGATACAGATTTTGAAAAAACATTTCCTGAAATGAGCGACTTCTTTGCATTATGTAAGGAAGCCAATGAAACCTTCTAAAGATAATTCTTATTGTTATTATCCATTTAAGCAACTTGCAATCAGTCATTGGAATCAAGACGGTATACAATGTGTAAATCCATGCTGTAATATAGCAAGTCCTGTTGATCCTGATCCTCTACAAACAAACAAAAACATACACAATAATGTAGAAGAATTATTCAATCTACCTCAGTTGCAAAATATCCGAACAGAAATGTTGGAAGGAAAATATCCTCAAGCATGCCAAGGTTGTTATAATGCAGAAAAAACTATGGGCAATAGTCCAAGACTTATGTTGGACACAACAGTTGATAACAGATTAGAATGGCTTGACATCCATTTAGGCAATAAATGTAATTTACGTTGTAGAATGTGCCACCCTGCGTTGAGTAATCAACTCAATAAAGATGCAGAGCTTTTTGAAAAAAATGGATACAAATATTGGTGGAGCAGTATACCTGATATTGAACCTCATGATATTAGAATATTATATCCTGTGTTAAAAGACATAACTAATATTAGAGTAAGCGGCGGAGAGCCATTGCTATCAAACCAGTTTTTAGAATTGCTTGATTATTGTATTGACAACGGATATGCTGAAAATATAACTTTGGAGATGCATACAAATGCAACAAAATTTTCAAATGCAAATGTATACAGATTGAATAAATTTAAAAAAATAAATGCAACCTTTAGCATAGACGGTGTTGGTAAAGTATATGAATATACAAGATATCCTTTCTCGTTTGAAATACTAGAAAATAATGTCAAAAACTTTTTTAACAAGATTGACAATTATTCTGCGCAAATCAATTTTGTAGCAACAGTATACAACTTTCTTGATATTAGAAATACTGTAAAGTGGGCAGAAAAATATAACTTTGAAGACATTGTAATTACAAATGTATTTCCAATTGAACGAGCAATTGATGTCTGTTGGCTGCCTAATAATTTATTATTGTATGGCAGGGTTTTGATAAATGGACTAGGGTATCAAACACAAAGCTTCAATAATTACCTTGCATCATGTATTCACAATAATAAGTATAGTGTAGATAAAATACGTGAATTAAAAATAGAAACCATGCAGTTTGATAAAAATAGGCAACAATCTTATAAAACATATTTGCATCCAGAATTAGTAAAGGTATTAGATTCTGTATGAAAGATGATCATCTAAAAAGCAGTAAAACTTTTTGTATGTTTCCTTGGCTACACTTAAACGTGACGCCAAAAGGAGATGTATATCCTTGTTGTAGCAGTGACTATGTTGAACCTTTTGCTAATGTAAAAGATACCACATTGGAGCAAGCATTTAACACTGAACGTATGAAAAAATTACGTTTGGATATGCTTGCTGGCAGGAAAAACGAAGCCTGTGAATTTTGCTACAAGCATGAAGAAAGTTCACCATACAGTTTTAGAAAATACAGCATTGAAAAGTTTGCTGACAAATACGATGATTTAGTGCCTTTTACAAACGAAGACGGTAGCCTTGATAAATTTACAATGGCTTATTATGACATACGTTTTAGCAACATTTGCAATTTCAAATGCAGAACCTGCGGCAGCGAATTTTCCAGCAAATGGGGGCAAGAACACAAAGAACATGATGCTCCACCTCCTGGATTTCGTGTAGTGCAACATGCTGACGAAAGCGGCAAGTTGTTGGATCAAGTTCTTGAACAAATACCCAATATTGAACTTGCATACTTTGCAGGTGGCGAGCCATTGATCACAGATGAACACTACACAATACTTGAAGAAATGATTGCTAATGGTAGCTGTAAAGATATAACATTACGCTACAACACAAATATGAGCAACTTTAAATACAAAAAGTATGATATACTTGATATGTGGAGCAATTTCAAAGGTGTAGAAGTCAGTGCAAGTTTGGACCATTATGGCAAAAAAGCCGAATACATACGCAATGGCACTAAATGGTTTACAGTAGAAAACAATCTACGCAAAATTAGAGATGTAGACTTTATTGATTATCAATTCAACTGTGTATTAAGCAACTTGAATTATGTCACACTGGGTGATTTCTTTACATACATGATTGATCAAGATTTACTCCGCAAACACGATTACATCAGCATTTATCATTTGTTAAATCCAAGTTTTTACAGTGCGCAAAATTTGCCACCAGAAGAAAAAGAAAAAGGCACACTGGGATTGTTAAAACTAATCAATCAAATCAAAGACGAATATTGGTGTGTGCAGCATGTAGAAAATGCAATGCGTTTTGCAACCAGTGCTCATACTTGGGATGAACACGGCAAAGAGTTTATACATAATACTAGTAGACGTGATAAAATTCGCAATGAGAATTTTGTTGAAGTATTTCCAGAACTTGCAGGATTAATGAATGGATAAAGAACATCTATTAAAAAAGAATAAAGCGTTCTGTATCCTGCCTTGGATACACATGCACGCCTGGCCTGATGGTAGAGCTATGCCTTGCTGTATTGCAGACAGTGATCAACCTTTTGGCAATGTAAAAGAAAACACTATTGCAGAAGTATGGAACAGCGACAAGTATCGAGAACTACGTCTTGCTATGTTAAAAGGTGAGAAACTGGATTGCTGTAGACGTTGCTACGAACTTGAAGACAGCACTTACATTTGGACATTGCGCAAAAATCACAATCAATGGTTTGGTGATAAGCATTTTGATTTGGTAGAAAAAACAAATGCTGATGGCAGCATTGACGAAATGCGCATGGCATACATGGACATACGTTTCAGCAATATTTGCAATATGAAGTGTAGGACATGCGGGCCTGAGTTAAGCAGTTTACATGCACAAGAACACGGTGAACTATATGGCAAACACGAAGTTGCAAACATACTCAAAAACAACGGCAGCATTATTGTTAATGTTGCAAAGCACAAAAACTTTTGGGATGAATTGCAGCAATACTTGCCTGATGTTGAAGAAGTATACTGGGCAGGTGGTGAGCCACTGATTACAAACGAACACTATAAGATTTTAGATCATTGGATTGAAACTGGCAAAACAGATGTAAGATTACGCTATACCACAAACTTCAGTAATTTAAGATTCAAGCAAAAAAGTATTATTGATTATTGGAGAGAATTTCCTGATATTCAAGTTAGTGCAAGTTTAGATGCAATGGGTGCAAGAGCAGAATTTATGCGTCATGGAACACATTGGGAAACTGTAGAGCGTAATAGACAAGAAATGCTTGAAGCATTGCCTAACATACACTTTGAACTTACTCCTACTATAAGTTTGTATAACGTGTGGAATTGGCCTGACTTTCATATGAATTGGGTAGAACGTGGATTAGTAGACATTGAAAATTGTAGATTAAACATGCTTACAGATCCTGACTTTATGAGACTTGATAGTATACCCAATGATTTTAAAATAGAATTACGCAGCAAGTATATTGATTACAAAGCATGGGCATATGATAAAATCAAAGATCGTATTGCTACAAAGCCTGATGTTGTAAAAGATGTATTAGGAAAAATTGATAGTGTTATACAGTTTATGAACACTGGCAAACTTGATACTGTAAAACTAAAGCAATTCTTTGAAAAAAATCACGGATTAGATCAACATCGCAAAGAAGATTTTTGGGCAACATTTCCAGAGTTGGAGTGGCTAAGAGCATATGTCTAATTTACTAAAAATCACACCAATGTCAGAACCTTATGCTACCATTACGTGGCAAGTGAATAACTTTTGTAACTTCCAGTGCAGTTATTGTAATCCAGGAAACTGGGCAGGTGATAATCGCAACAATGGAGCTCTTGATACTTACAAAGAAAATGTAAGAAATATATTTCAACAATATCAAGACCGAGGCTATAAGTATTTTAAAATATTTTACAGCGGAGGAGAACCTACTCATTGGGAAAACTTTATTCCACTTACTGAATACTTGAAAGAAGAATTAGGTGATAGTCTTACTGTTGCTGTAAACACAAACCTATCAAGGCCTTTACGTTATTGGGAACAGCATTATCATTTGTTTGATGACATTGTTGCAAGTTTTCATGTAGAGTTTAGCAAAAAAGATCGTTATATTGAAAATGCAAAATTTTTATGCGACAAGGTTGATTATCTTTGCACAAAGATGCTAATGCACGAAGAACGCTTTTGGGAAGTAAAAGAGTTTGGAGAACGGGTGCGCAAAGAAGTGCCAAACTATAACTTAGAATGGACTCCACTGTTTGATGAAATGAGTGTAAATGCAGGCCCGTGGGAATACAAAGATCCTGCAAAAGTAGAGTTTTTAGAAAAAGCACAATTTGAAAGTGTGCAAACTATTTCGAAACCTCACAGACAAAACAAAGCAATTAGCAATGCACATTACGACACAGGAATAGAACCTGTAAACAGCAATAAAATTATTGCTGCCCGACAAAACTTTTTTGCTGGGTGGAAATGTTTTGTAGATGATGCACTTTTTATCAATCCACGTGGTGATATCAGTAGTGCGAGTTGTGGCGTAGGTAATAATCACGGAAATATATTAGATAAAGACTTGACATTTGATTTGCAACCAGTTATATGTAGTAAACAACATTGTCATTGTGGAACTGATATAATTATTCCAAAGGAACCTATTAATGATTGATCATTTGTTTATTAACGGGTGCAGTCATACAGCTGGAAGTGAAATTGAAGGCAGTGGTATAGGCGAAGGCAACTATAACAGAGAAAATTGTTATTCTGCACAAATAGCAAAAAAACTTAATTGGAAATATACAAATATTGCCATGCCTGGCGGCAGCAATGATTATATCAAAAGAACAACATTACTTTGGATATTAGATAATCCTAAACAAGCAAAAACCACACATTTTTTTATTAATTGGACAGGTGCTGAACGCACTGAATATTTTTATGATCATTTGGATGAGCACAGTGACACAAACAAGTTTATTCCTTATACACCTGATAAAAATGTATTACATTTGCATCCTCAACATTATCCTGATTGGGCTCCAGTTTCTATACGTAAAAACTTAGATTCATTAAGTAAACATCTTTTTATTAATCCTGTGCAATGGCAAGTAAACAGGTATATGAATATAATTGAATTACAAAGTTTTTTCAAAGCAAATAATTTAAGTTATACATTTAGGAATAGTTTTCAAGCATGTGAAAATTCTAAAAGATACAAATATTATGCTGATAAAATTGACAAAGAAAATTTTTTATATTGGGATGATGAAAATTACAGCTTTTTTGAAAATTGTCTAAACCAAGGACACAGTGTTGAAGGACAAATGTATTGGCATCATAGATTGCCTGCTCATACATACTGGGCTAATGAACTTTGGGAATCTAATTTTAAATTGTATTCATCAAACCATTTATAATTCTTTTGCAAAACATTATAATTGTGCATCAACCTTGGTATCAATTTTTTGTAAATTTTCCTACAATCTTCTATACTAAATGAATCTATATATTTTATAGTATTACAAACTTCTACCAATCTGTCGCTTGTGCATTGGATATCATCATAATCTTCAGGCCAAAAGTCACTGAATGTTTTGTATCCCATTTCTTTCAAATATTTTAATGTGTGTGGTGCTGCTACTAAAACAAATGGTCTAAAACTTTTCATTGCATTGAGTGTCTTTTCGCTGACATTTGGCCAAGGTTGAGTAACTCTACTTTCGTTTATGATTGCGCAAAACACACGTTCGTAGGTTTTATATGGATCTTGTGTTCTACGTCTGTTATACATACCTGGCGTATTGTAATCAGGATCGCCTTGTTTTAAATCGCAAGATATAGGATTTTTAACTTCAAAACTCAAAGGAAGTTGTGGTTGCAATAATTCATTTCCTTTTAATAGTGATTGACTCATAGCAGGATGTTTATTTGCAAACTTTTCCCAATCAAACCACATATTTGCAATCATGTCTTCGTTGCTTGATTTATGATAAAAACTAATCTCGTTATCTTTTGTCAATCCTTCGCTTGCAAGAAATGCTATTATAAAATGTCTACTTGGATCATATCTCCATGACCCACTAAAAAACTTCTTTCTAATTTTTTTATATTCTATAACTGGATAGATATCACCTGGAAGCATGCCACTTCTGTTATATTCTTCTTGTAATTGAAATCTACTACTATACCAACTTACAAATAAATCCATGCTTCTTAATTTTATATAGGGATATATTTTTTGATAATATTCCCAACTTTTATGATCAGTGCAGTATACATACAAATCTATGTCATTTTCTTTAGCCCATTGATTTAATGTATCAAGTTCGTAGCATCTAATTTTGTTTAATTTTTCAGGCTCGTTGTCAATTTTAAGAATATGAGGTTCTAGTTTTCCCCAAGGATTAGGAATATAGTGTGTAAGCACTTCCATAAAGAAAAAATGCACACGCTGAGTTTTCAAAATGTTGGTGTGTGTATCACTTATAAAAAGTTTATCTAGATTAGGAATATTATGAGTGCCATTGTAGATTATTAATGGTTCTTTAAATTTACCAACAAAACTTTCTTTGGTAATATCCATCAGCATTTCTATTTTGCTTATTTGTCGCAACGGTGCTCTATTACCGTCTTGCATTATTAGCTCAGGTAGGCATTTATTTCTTGGGCTAAAGTAAAGACAATTAAACCAGTTATATGACACTATGACTCCGATGTTTTTTAAATATACGTAGTTATTTATTTGGAGTAATTTTTATGGCCCTCTATTTTCAAAAAAATAGTCCTTTGCTAGTTGATCGAGAAACAAACGGTAAAAGCATGTATTTTTTCTCAACCGACGATCAAGACGAATATAAAAAGAATTGTAAAAAAATGCCAAAAGACTGGAAATATCATAAAGAAACAATTCAATATAATTTTAACAGCCTAGGTTATCGAACGCAAGAAATAAATGATATTTCAAAACCTTTTCTACTTGCAACTGGATGTAGTTATACAGAGGGTGTTGGGTTAAACACTGAAGATATATGGTGTAGTATGTTAGCAAATGAGTTGCAACTTGATTTAGTCAATATAGGAAAACAAGCTAGTAGTCCTGAAGTTCTACATTTTAACAGTCTTTTATGGAAGTTAAATAATTTACCCTTGCCAAAATTAGTAGTAGCACAGTGGCCACAGATTACAAGAAAACAATTTGGATTTGAAGATGATGATGGCAGTATTCGTTGGAAAGATATGAGTGGAACAAGATCAATTGACGGAAAATGGTGGGGCAAAAGATACATTCAAGACATAGGAGAACTTAAAAAATCTGTGTTTGCAAGTATTGAAAGCTTCAATCTAGTATGGCAAAGTTTAGGAGTTCCTGTTGTAAACTTTACTTGGGAAGGAGAACTAGATTTTTTATTAAGTGTTGATATGCAATATATTAATCCTACGTCAGGAAGCATGGAGGCTAGAGATTGTATGCATGACGGAGTTGAATTTCACAGACAAACTGTGGATCAATTATTAGCCTCTAACAAGATCTAATGTGCAACAATGAAAACACCCACCTAGTGTTCTAGCATGACGCAGCGGTAGCATAGCACATTCAATACCATGTGCTTCTAATGCTTTACGTGTTGGTTCTTGATGTTCTTCTAACACAACAAGATTAGGGTTCACACTAAACAAGTTTACATTCCAAGTCCATATACTGCTATTACACAGTCCAGGATAGTGTCCAGCATCAACAGGATCTGGTGCCCAAATTACATCCCAGGTGTTGAATGGTGCAGGCAAAACGTCCATGCTTTTAATTCTACTTGGATTAGCAAGTAATAGTCCTTCACGTAAGAAAGCAATGGTGCTGTCAATGTGCATATAACTGTAAACATCTTCAAGGCGATGAACACGTATGTTGCCTGGCTCAGAAAAACTATTTTCAGGTTTGTTTATCCATGTGCTTAAATAAGCAGCACCTGCTTTGTTGCCACTATTGCTTACCAAATACAAAATATCGTCGTTGGCTCTAATTGCGTTAGCAGCGTCAAAGCATGGTGCTACTTCAGTGAGGGCAAGGCGATCTGGATCTCCGACACAGGATTCGTCATACAATCCTGTTCTGTCTATGCTGTGTCCTATTTCAATAGGAGCAACACCAGGCAGTAGATGTCGCCATTCTGTTTCTCTTGCTGCGAGGGCCATTGGAGCAGCAAAAGCTCTGTTGCCATGAACAAATACAGTATCACGTGGGCAGTAGTTATAGTATTCAACTTCTGGTGTGCGCTTAGGTCTGACAACTTCGACACCTTCGCCTTCTAAAAACTTTACAAAAGTTTCAAGATCTTCGTTTGATTCTTCTACAACTTGATCAGGATATAGACCAGCCTTTACATCACTTACATCCTGCCTGTCTGCGTAATTAATTACACGTAGACTTTCGTCCATCTCAGGAATGCGGCAATAGTCAGCGACTCCAACACAAACCTTTTTCAATGGATCCCATTCGTTTACACTATAAATATTCATACAGTATTTAAGGCAATATATGCGCAGATTATTCACATTTGGTTGCAGTTTTACTCATTACTATTGGCCTTGTTGGCCTGAAATTTTAGATAGAGAATTAACTGACACACAAGTTTACAATTATGGTTTAGCAGGTATAGGTAATGTTGGTATTAGCTATAGAATTATGGAAGCTGATGTAAAACATAAATTTACAGAAGACGATGAAATTATGATATTATGGACCAGTTGGAATCGAGAGGATAGAATACTTGGCGAAGGATTTGCACAATACGGCAATGTTTTTAGTAATATAGGTGAACGTATTTGGAATAAGTATCACAAGTATTTTTGGAATTGGGAACACGATATTGTAAAAAATGTCACTGCTATAAATCAAGTAAATGGCACATATAAAGATTTAATAAAATTTCAAGCAAGTGCATTTAAGTCTTCTTGGGAAGATACTGAAATAGCTGGACCTGTTGTAAATAATTTGTATAATAAATTTGCTGCTACATTACCAGAAATGAAATATTTTCAAGCAGAAAAAGGCAGTAAATCTTTTGGTGTTTTAGATGATTCACATCCTGATATTATAGATCATTTAGATATAGTTGAAAATATTATAGGCGTTGAAGTATCCAATGAAAATAAAAATTATTGGCAAAATTTGCAAAAACAAATACAAGATGGTAAAAAAATAGAAGATGTATTTGATTTTAATCCAAGAGAGTTTATGAAATGAATTTCCCAATTGATAATAATGGATGTATTTGGTGGTTTGTATGGGCTCATAGTGTGAGTGTCCAAATGGCTGACGAGTTAAAAAAAGAAATGCAACGTCCTGAATGTAAAACTTTATATTTGATAGGATTTGAAGAATATGAAATTATTTACATTTTTAATGATAAAAACTCTTGGAAAGAATTTCTTGCATTTGCAAATGAAAATAATGTAAATGTTTATTTGTTTAGACCAGCATACTTAGGTAAATTAAATCATAGACATTACATTACACAAGGTAAAAACTTAGTGCAATTTATGCATTACTTTGCAAACGCAGTTTTACATTCTCATATAGATCGAAATTGGAAATTACATAAAGTTAATAAACCAAAAAAATTGTTTACAAGTTTAAACAATAGAGGGCATCCTCATCGATGTATTTTTATGGATATGTTGTATAAAAACAAATGTGAAAATTATGGTCACATTTCTTGGTCAACAAACAATATTTCACAAGAACACCAATGGAAATATTTTACTGATTATATGATTGCTAAAAGATTAGATTGGAAAGGAAGGGACGGCGAAATACTATACCCTCCAGAGCAATTTAGTGATAGTGCATTGAGTGTAGTTTGTGAAAGCAACACAGAATGTTTGTTTATGACAGAAAAAACTTTTGTGCCAATCTTACATCAACGTCCTTTTATTACATTTAGTGTGCCTAACTATCATAAAGCACTTGTTGAATTAGGATTTGATTTATATGATAATCTTTTTGATTATAGTTTTGACAGTATAGAAGACGATGAAGCCCGTGCAGATGCAGTGTGGCAACAGGTAGCAAAATACAAGGATCATAATTATTCACGCATATATGATGCTTGCGAATATAAAATAAAACATAATTTTCAACATTTAATTGAAATGATTAAATCAACTGAAAATATATTTCCTCCAGAAGTATATAAAAATTTTTCTACTACTAATAATGAACATTTTAATAATCATTATAAAGATAAAATATTTTTTGATTCAAAACGTATAAACAAATGGATTATTCAAAATGGATAGATTATTTGCTTTTGGTTGTAGTTTTACAAGGTATGGCTGGCCTACATGGGCAGATATTATGGCACTTGATAAAGGTGTAGACTTTTATAATTTTGCAATTGCTGGCTTGGGTAATGTTGGTATTGCAAGTAGGGTGTTTGAAGAAGATGCTAAATTTAATTTTACAGAACATGATAAAATTGTAATACTATGGTCTGGTTTTGAAAGATTTGACTGGATAACAAATACTCATTGGGAAAATTATGGAAGTGTGTTTCATGCACCAAAAGAACGTAGGCTTTGGCATCAACGTAATTGGAGTGTAACTAACGATATTGTAAGAAACTATACCTCTATTTTATCAGTAAATAAATCTTTTAAAGAAAACATATTATGGCAAGCCCATGCATTTGATCCAATACTTGCAGAACACGGATTATCTGGTATAGATTATTCTCAACAAGATCTAAAAATTGCAAAAGGCTTAAAAAATTTATATGACAAAAAGCTACCTAATATTACAGTTAGAGAATTTGACGATTTGAAATTATGTTTTAAGGTTGTAGAAGATATTCATCCAGATATTGCTAGTCATAAAAATTTATTAGTTGAAAATGTTTACAAAGACTTAGGCTGGACATTAACTAACTCTACACATAAATTAATAGACCAATTGCAACATGATATTGAGATATATGTTCAAACAAATCGTATTAAGGATTCGCATATATTGCAAGATTATTTGTGCAGAGAGCTACGTAAAAACGACAAATACCAACCTATTCACAGATTATTCAAATCATATGAGCTACCTGATCATATATATTAGGATAATCTTTCCATGTCCACAATTTTGGAGTAGACCTAATAGCATCTGGCAGTTTGTCTAAACCTAATTGTGCTGTTTCTGGCGTCATGTAATAATGGTAACCCATACTGTTAATATCTTGTTCTGCCCAAGGAGCATTTCTGTGTCTACCGTCATATCCTAATTTTATTAAATCATCTTTTTCTTCTTTGCTGCTTAACAAAATCATGCCACCTCTGCCTAAACTAAGATGCTTCCGGTATTGAAAACTCAAACACATGTAACTATCTTTTATATAACTGTTTCGTCTCCATAAAACAGCAGCATCATATATGTTGCTGTGTAAGTTATAATATTCTTCCCATCTACAGTTAGCCCAAGATACAGTTGCTCCTATTTTTTTAGCTGCCATTGGCACACTTAAATATGTTTGTTTTGGAACCGTAACATGTTTTATTTGTTTATAACGCAAAACTAATTCAATAGCATGAGTGCAGCAGTCGGTGCTTACAGCATACGGAGCACCAAAAAAATCTGCTATTTGTCTTTCAAACTCATCTACAATATCGAACATAATGTATTTAACCACCAGATCTAATAAACATATACTTAATGGATTGTAAATATAGTAAGGAGTTTTACATGAAAATATTACTAACTGGATCTAGCGGATTTATCGGACAACACTTGTTGCCAAGATTACAAGCAATTGGAGAAGTCCATGAGCTTAAAACAGATTTAACACATCACACAGGAATACAACAAGAAGTAAAGTCAGTGAATCCTGACATTGTAGTTCACCTTGCTGCTAGAACTGAAGTGCAAAAAAGTTTTTATGAACAAGTAAGTTTTAGTGAAGTAAATTATGTTGGCACAGTTAATCTTATCGAAGCATGTAGACAACTTAGCACGTTACCTTATTTTGTATTTGCAAGCACAATGGAAGTTTATGGCTGGCAACCTATTTCAGATGAAGTAGAAAAGACCGGAACTTATAAAGAAAGCGTTGCTTTTGATGAATATACTCAGCCTAATCCAAATGCTCCTTATGCTGTTGCTAAGTATGGTTGTGAAAAATATTTAGAATATGCTGGTAGAGCATACGGTTTGCCTTGGGCAAGTTTTAGACAAACAAACAGTTATGGACGTAAGGACAATGATTTTTTTGTGACAGAACAAATTATTGCTCAAATGATCAAAGGTGATACTTGTAATTTAGGATACGCAGAACCATATAGAAACTTTATTTACATTAGTGATTTGTTAGATGCATGGATGGCAGTCATTGAAAACAGAGATGCATGTAAAGGAAACTTCTATACAATTGGACCAGATGATCCTCGTAAAATTAGACACTGTGCAGATTACATTGCTGAACAATTGAATTGGACAGGAAAAATAAATTGGGATACAAAAGATCCACGTCATGGTGAGATTTGGTGGCTCAACAGTAATCACAACTTGCTTACAAGTAAAACAGGGTGGACGCCTAAAGTATCTTATGAAGAAGGTATTGAAAGGACCATCCACCATTGGAAATCGATACTGACCTAGCTTATTCAAATAAAAAACATACAAGGTATACAAACCCTTTTGGTTTGCAATATCTCCCCTATGAAGAATGGCAAGGCAACGGAAAATATTTTTTTATTGAACATTTTAGACGCAGAGAAGAACTGGACTACATAAAAGAACTGCACAAACCAAATGTATTTTTGATACTACATGATATTTTAGAAGGATTTGCCTACAGAAGATTTAGTAAAATTGATAGTTTTGTTGTAAAAAATAATTTACAAGGAAAAGTGTTTTTCGCAACTTCTCTTTTAGATGCAGAAAAAGAATATGCTAAATGGCCGCTTTCTGGAAATTTTAAAACGTTTTATTATCCAGAATGGTATCATAGAGTGTATGATAATTTAATAGATTATCGTTTACATAAAATAAAATATCTAAAACCAACATACTTTTGTTGTCTTAATAATCGTCCTCACCCTCACAGACTACAAACGGTGACACTAATAGATTATTTTGATTTATTAGATAAAGGCATAGTCACGTGTTTAGATACACAATACGAAACTCTTAACAATCGTATGCCATATGAACAAAATGTTATGTCTTATAATCAAAATTATACACAAGAAATAAGTTTTATACTGAATAATCAAAAAGAAATTACAAAAACAAAATTACCATTGAATTTTGATACAGAAGATTTTTCTCGTGGAAGTAGACCTCATGATTACAATAATATGATTTACAACGAATGTTTGATAAATGTAGTTACTGAAACACATTATGGCAAAGAACACAATTTACATCATCATATATTTTTTAGTGAAAAAATATGGAAACCAATTGTTTGTAAACAAGCATTTATAATGGTTGGACCTCAATATAGTTTAAGATATTTACGTGAGCTTGGCTTTAAAACTTTTGATAGCATATGGGACGAAAGTTATGACGAGTTGCCTGAAGATAAAAGACTTTACAAAGCTATAGAAACATTGTATAATATAATTAATAAGCATAGTGTGGAAGAACTAAACAGCGTTACATTAGAAATACGTAAACACAATTTTAAACACTTCCAAAAAATAAGAAAAGAAATGGTTAAAACATGCTGGTAAACTTGGACGATGTGGCATTTTGGATGGACGCTGTGCGTAACAGTGAAAATCATTTTGGAGTGCTTGAAAGTTTTTGGAAAGGTCAAATACAAAGCAAAGTTTGGCTTATTGAAAAACTAACTGGTTATGCACCCATAAAACCTTTGGACATAGTTATCCACGGCGGCTGGAATGGAGTGTTAAGTAGTTTACTGTTCAATAGTAGACTTGACATTAATGATATACGCAGCATTGATATTGATCCTAGCTGCGAAGAAACAGCAAACATGATGTGTAAACGTCAAGAAATGATAGGCAAGTTTACAGCAATTACCGCAGACATGTGCAAATATAAATATGAGTATGAGCCTGACGTAGTTATTAACACAAGCACAGAGCATATTACCCAAGAACAATACAACCGTTGGTTGAGTAATGTGCCTGATAATAGTTTGCTTGTGTTACAAAACAATAATTATAAAGAAGTGTCAGATCATGTTAGGTGCTATGATAGCCTACACGAATTTGTTAAAGCAAGTGAGCTAGGAGATATAATGTATAAAGATACACTCAACTTGCCATTATATGATAGATACCTATTGATCGGACGTAAATGAAAGATTTTTTAGATTTATTCAACAATAGACTAAAAGCAGAAGCAACAGAAACATTTTGCGCTTTGCCTTGGATACACATGGCAACACGACCTAATGGAGATATGCGTTTGTGCTGTAGTGCTAATGCCAGCGGAGCAGGCACGGATCATACAGTGGGTATTGTAAAAGACGATAGCGGACAGCATATAAACTTTGCAACAACATCTCCTATGGAAGCATGGAACAGCGAATACATGCGTAGTGTTAGACGCACTATGATGGACGGAAAAATACCTGCAAGTTGTAGTAAATGTTTTGCTGAAGAATCAAAAGGTGTAGTAAGCAAACGTGTGTGGGAAACAGGAACGTGGATGGAACGTGGCCTTGATATACAAGATTTATTAAACGAAACACACAAAAATGGATACTACAAAGAAGAACTACAATATTTAGACCTACGTCTTGGGCATACTTGTAATATCAAGTGTGTAATGTGTTCGCCACATGATAGTAGCAAGTGGGTAAAGGACTGGAAAGTATTAGAGCCACAGCTAGAAGATCCAGAAGTCAAAAGACAGATGCAGTGGGATAAAGCTGCTTTCAACAACAAGTGGCATGAACAAGAAATATTCTGGGACGACTTATACAAACAAATACCCAATCTACGTGAAGTATACTTTGCTGGCGGCGAACCACTAATGATTGCTGAACACAAAAAGTTCATTGAAGAAATTGTTAGACAAGGATACAACAAACGCATACGTCTACGCTACAATACAAATGGCATATTGGTCGATAAAGATTTAATTGAGTTGTGGAGTCATTTTGAAATAGTAAAAGTAGGTGTTAGCATGGACGCTGCTGGACCACGCAACAACTACATACGTTATCCTACTGACTGGGATACAGTAGAACGCAATTTACACATTTTGGATAATACACCAGACAACATACGCCCAAGTATTGCTACTGCTATACAAATTTTCAACATAAAACATTTGCCAGATTTTATACATTGGAAAATATCACAGGATTTTAAAAAAGTCAACACAGAAGAAATCCGAGGTGTAAAAGCAGGCGGCGGCTTAGTGAACATGCACCTACTATACATACCAACGTTTTTGAGTATACAAATATTGCCCAAAGAGGACAAAGCAGAAATACGTGAATTGTTTGGTAAATTTAAAAACTATCTGCGAGATAATTGGACAACGGACTCTACCTTTTGGGAACACAATCCTTATGGTTGGAGACGCTGGGAAGCAATATTGAATCACATGGACGCAGACGACAAGAGCCACGTGCTGCCAGGGTTCAAAGAATATGTAAACAAACTAGATGCTATCAGAGGAGTTGATGCTAAAACAGTGTTTCCTGAATTAGCACATTTGTTATGAAGCATATTGAAAATCACGATACTGACTTTGTCATTGAATTAGACTTGGGCAACACTTGTAATTACCGGTGTAGCTATTGTTTTCCTGGTGCCAATGAAGGCACAGTGCGCTGGCCTGACGTAGGTAGATTAGAAACAGCACTGCTGAAATATATCAAGCAACATGACAGACCCACTAGACTGTATTTGATTGGTGGTGAGCCTACACTGTGGAAACACCTACCGAGGTTGTGTAATACACTTAAAATGGCACATGATATAAAAATATGCTTGAGCACCAATGCCAGTCAAAGTCTCAGTTGGTGGAGAAGACACTGGCATTGTTTTGATGTGGTCCATATCAGTCTACATCATGAATCGGGAAATCCTTCTCATTGTCTCAGTGTTGCCGAATTGTTATACGATTACCGTGTAGAAACAAATATTGACGTGTTGATGGATCCTGAACACTTTGAACGCTGTAAGACGCTTGTAGACGCTGTAACGGGCGGTATAAAGCTGTTTCCAGTGCTTGCTAAAACTGTTTTGTATGATGGCAAACATCGCTATAACGAGGAACAACTCGAGTATGTGCGTGATCCAATCAAGCAATATCCTGATATGGATTGGTATCAAGAAGTCCAACGCAAACCAAGGACTGAATTCAACATAGACGGAGTAGCACACACAGATGACAACTACTTTATGGTTAATGATCTAAATCACTTTGAGGGTTGGCAGTGTAATTTAGGTGTTGATACGGTAAAAATAGATAGGCAGGGCAATGTCGGCGGCAATTGCGGAACTGATCTTGGCTACAACATCTATGATTTACCCGATATTGAAATCAAACCTGTAAAATGTAGTAAATACACATGTCCATGTAGCGGCGAAACAATAACCACCAAGTGGAGAGCACATGTTTGATACACTAATACCAAAAGACGACAGAATATTCCAAGTTGCTTGGGAAAGCACACTGAAATGTAATCTTGATTGTGCGTATTGTGGCGATGGCCATGACAACAACACAGAACATCCTAGTTTAGGAGAGTGTAATGAGACTGTGGATTTTATATTTCGCTATGTTGATCTCAAAATGTCCGAGCGTCCTGAGTCAGCCAGGCAAGCCAACTTAAACATACAAGGCGGTGAAAGTTTATTCCATCCACACATAGTTGATATACTGAAATGGATAAACTTCAAAAGACAAAAATACGATTGGTATATGGGCATAGCATTTATAACCAATGCTGTAGTTGGCGTAAAACAGTGGACCAGAGTATCTGAGTTTGTGGACTACTACACAATAAGTTATCATGCCAGTGCTACCCAAAAACAAAAAGACATGGTTAGACAAAACATCATGTATTGTAAAGGCAAAGACAAAAACTTTTGTGTAAACATCATGATGGATCCAAGACACTGGGCGGACTGTGTTCAAATGATTGAATGGTGTAAGGCCTATCACATACCACATCTGCCAAGACAGATTGATCATCATTGGTTAGACATGCGTTGGAACTACTCTGCTGAACAAGCAGAATATTTACTGGGACGTAAGATTTCGATCAAAGACAAAATTTCTCATGCGCTGGTAAAAGGACTTAACCTTAGTGCTGAAGGAAGAGCCTGCTGCGGTGGCAAAACACTGTGCGCCAGTGGCTGTGATACCAAACGTGTAGACAACAGATTTAAAAATTGGCATTGTAGTGTAGCAGATCACTTTTTGTATATTAGACAAAACACAGGCGAAGTGTTTACCAACAAAGACTGTAGGATGAATTATTCAAGCAGTGTAGGACCTATTGGCAACTTGAACAACCCAGATGCTATGCTCACATCAGCACACAATCGCGGCATAGTTTGTAAAAAGTCAAGTTGTTGGTGTGGTATATGTGCGCCTAAAGCACGAACTAAATCACAGTTTGATGCCATGATGGCAGATCTAAACCGTCAAAATCAGTAAGGGTAAGATCTTTCACAAGCCCTGTTTCTGGTTGCCAAGGTTGTATACCCTCTGCTGCCCGTTGATCAAATATCACAGTAGCATCACCTAGTTCTTTTTGTAAAGCAAGTATCAATTTATTTTCTTGCTCTACTCTATAGCGTAAACTATACATAGCAGCAGTGCCTTCATAGCAAAAAACATTGCTCATGTCAATCACTGTGCCTTGAGGATTGTCTTTGGGTATGTGTGCTACAAAGTCATCAGGTGTGTTCACAGGATCAATGTGTATGCCGCCGCCTGCTGCTTCTAATGCTGCCAAATTGTAATCATAGTAAATGTGTTCAGCAGCAGGTCCACGTTGTTCCGCAGCAGCAGGATTAGCAGGTGCTACAAGACGCATAACAGGTGTGTCATACACTCTTGGATAGTTGGGCTTGCCTGTTGCTTGTGTGTGAACATGTGTGGTCAAACAGTAGTTGTATTTTTGATAGATATAGCTAGAAGTTTCTCCTGACCTGTATTGATAAAACTTGCCCTCACGTTGATCTTTGCTATACGCTTCTATGGTGCGATGGTTGTCCAGCAGTGTTTTGATTAGATTCCAACCTGCTTGTTTGTGTTTGTAGTTTACAATGATTTTTCCAGAGCCTACCCATGTTGGTAGGTAGTCGTCATGTATGCTATCATGACTACGCATTGGTTCAAGTGCTTGGTAATCAGTAAAGAACTGTGATTTTCCAAACTTAGGACAGCCTAGGTCAACATATGTTTGTAAGTTGATGCTGAAACACTGTGGGTGTATGCCATAGTAAGCATCTCCACCGTCCAGTATGTGACACAGCAAATCATATTCTTCAGGATGGGTGTCAAAAAACTGTGTGCCGTTGATAAATTCTGTGCCAGCACTGATAACAACAGCATGATCGTATTTGCCACAGGCACGTTGTAGCAGTTTGTCTACATTGGTATGTTCAAAAACAGTATAGCCCTGGCCAGTTAAGTTGCTGATTGTGTAGTCAGCACGGTTTACAACCAGTTCTCGGTCCACTGTGTATTCAGCAACATCGTTGACAATACATACACAGGTTTTACGATCAGTGAATTTGCTTGGATATACGTTCATGTTGTTTACGATAACTATCTACAATTAGTTGACAGTATTCTTTCTTACGATTGCCCAAATAGCAGTGTGCTATAATGTGTATTCTTGGACGGTCACTAAAGTTTACTACACTGTGATCACGGAATATGTTTACCAAACACATCTTGCCAGACTCAAAAGGAACTACACCAGCATCCTTTAAGGTCATGTGACAATCGTCAGGATGATCCACAGCAATGTTAACAGGAATAGGAAAATCAAAAAGATTTTCTGAAGTTACCATGGGTGAAAAGTCATTGTGCGGTGATATCCAACCACCGGGTGCTAATCGCATAAAGCGTATTCTAGCAAAGCGTTCTGCTGGAAACACACTCTCAAAAAACATACGTATGCTTTTACATTTAACACCTAGTTCAGTCCATGAATATTTAGGCTCTGTTTCATATCCATATGTTTGATACACATTGGTTTTGTCTATGCCTATACCGTGTAGCACACAACTACTCCATCCGTTGTGTGTGCCTTCTCCTGTGGCTTCATCTCTATGTGCTACATAATGAGGTTCAGCTAAATTGCTTTCTTTCTGCCATTGAGTAGTAGGAAACATCCAGTCTAGTTCTAGATATTGATAGCCATGTCCTGAAATAATCCAACGTGCTTGATCTTCTAAATCATAATCTGGAAGTGGATGTAATTCTGTTGCGGCATCTTTGTGCTGCTGATAAAATTCTATATGATCCATATGGTATTTAGTTCATTAAGTGCGCATATAAATAAAAAGTGTTTAGTTTTACAGATCTCAAAAGCGTCCACATAGAAATATCAAATCGTTGCCAAGCACAATGTCCTATGTGTAGCAGGAATTATCATGGTGGCATTGAAAATCCTTTGCTACGTGAAGCAGACTGGACTGTTAATGACTTTATACAGGTTTTTGAGCAAGAAGTCAAGAGCCAAATTGAAAAAATCACATTTTGTGGAAACTTTGGTGATCCGTTGCTAAACTTTCATTTGGTTAAAATGTTAGACTGGATAAAAGATGACGGCATATATGTTGATATACACACCAATGGTAGTTTGCGAAATGAACGTTGGTGGAAAGAATTGCCTAAACATTTGCCCGCAGAACACAAAGTTGTTTTTGCCATAGACGGATTAGCTGATACCCACAGCAAATATAGAATCAACACCGACTTCAACAAAATTATAAACAATGCTAGAGCATTTATCAATGCTGGCGGCACCGCAGAATGGAGCATGATAAGATTCAAGCACAATGCTGATCAAGTAATTGCAGCACAGGAAGTTGCAAAATATTATGGATTCAAATATTTCACTGTGAAAGACAGCAGTAGATTTGCTTTTGAAAACAGCTTTGATGTAAAAAACAATCTAGGACATGTTATAGACACACTGGAACCACACACACCTACAGAACCTATTGATCCTAAACAAATACCCGAACTAGTATCAGCAAGTGTAATAGACTGTTGGGCAAAAAAGCAACGTGAAGTTTACATAGACGCACACTTAGATTTAATGCCTTGCTGCTTTTTAGCCAGTATACCCTACAACTATCATATACGACAAGATCCGCTGTATGAAGCAAAACAAAAAATCAAAAGTCAATATGAGTTTTTGATAGCAGACATGGGCAACACAAATTTACACAAACAAAGCATCAAACAAGTTATCAGCAAGCCCGGATATACATCAGTGTGGAAACGCTATTGGACCACACATAAACTGTATACCTGTGCTAGAACCTGTGGCAATCTAACTACAAACCCGAGCCAACAATTTGTTGAAAAACATCAAGTGACTTAGCTTTGGGCACACACATACCGCAACCACATCTATTGTGTGGGCAGCGTATGATCCTATTTCTGTTTTCATAAGCATAGTTTAGTATACCATCAGGATTACCTAGCCTGCCTATTGGACCTTTCCTGCCACTGAAACTGGTTTGACAGGTTTGATGGTGATATACTTTTTCTGTGTGTTGATCAATGTGTAGAAAATAACGATTAACAGCACAATACCAGCCTTTGAAGTTGGTGTTCACTGCTTCTACATTCTGCCAACAGCCATTACAACTACCTTCTATACTTCTAGCACCACAGCATCCTCTAGGCAATTCATAGCCTTCGGTGATTTTTTCCACTATATCTGTTGGCAATCCTTTTTCTTGTAAATACCATTCTTGTTGTTGTTTGTTATATGGATGGCTTGTCCTACGCTGAACACCTTCTGTGTCCGCAAACCAATCTGTGACACCTAGATTACCATCGCCGATCATAGTAGGCTTGCTGTCTATTCCGTGTGATTTAAGTTTTTCGTGAACTTCTACACACTCATCCCAGTGGTCGGTGTGCATCATTACATTCACAGTAAGCCACATTCCTGCTTGTTTTACAAGTATAGCATTATTAATAGTGCGTTCTTTGCTAAAAAGATTAGCTTCGGCATGGTAACTCAGTGTTATACCCACAAAGTTATTTTTTATAAAGTCAATATGCTTTTCTGGCCATGTTCCGTTACTGGTCATACCAACTTGAAACTCGGTTTCGTTGTTTATTTTTTCTACAAAGTCCCAGAAGCGTGGATTTACAGTTGGCTCACCTCCAGTAAAGCCAATGTTAGCATTGGGTTGATTGTATAATCTTGTGTATTGTTTTATAAAATCTAATGTAGAACATAAATTTTGCCAACTAGTAGGAGGACTGTATGTATTGTGTCGTGTGCTTTCACAATAAGTGCAATCAAAATTACACCTTCTGCCGATGTCCCAAGTAACCATCATTGGTTCGGGGTTTGTTAGTTTGATTGCATCTACTTCCATTTTGTAATATTTACATCTGCTGCACAAGTGCACCAATTTCTGGTGCAAATAACATGCTGATCTGGCCTAACAAATGTTCCTTCGTATATATTTCCCAGACTGCCACCAACTCTACAGGTTGCTCTATGCACTTCACCGTCCCAGTTGATCATTAAACTTTCTATTCCTGCTCTGCATTGCCATCCTTTAAACATATTTAATTTATTTTTTAATATATCATTTGTATGCATTAGTTCTTTGCTATCAACAAGTGTATTTGGTTTCGCAGTTGTTTCTGTGCTTTTAATCCATTCTAAATCTTTTAAATCATAACGCATATCGTCAAACCAGTCATGTTTTTCAGTCCAACGTATACGTCTAATACTAAATGGAATATTGTGTTCAGTTAACCATCTTGTGGCTAATTTTACTTCAGGCATATAATCTTGATGAGCCATTAACATTACATGATAATCTTTTGGAAATTTCGTGCCTCCTAATGTTCCGGCAAGATAAATTATGTTATCAAGTCTTACACTCCAATCAACATCTTCAAGATGTAAACTAAAAACGATATAATTTACACGTAAATTTAAATAGAAGTCTGACTTCCTTGTTCCGTTAGTAGTTACACTAAGCCATTTGATCTTTGGTCTAGCATATTCTATCAATTGTTCAAATTGTGGATGCACACAAGGTTCGCCTCCTGTAAAACTTATCCTAACATTTTCAATTTCGGATAATCTATCTACAGTTTCAAAAAGTTTGCCTATGTTTGTATGTGGACTGTGCTGGTCATGTATTTCAGGAGGACAGTAGGAACAATCTAGGTTGCAACGTTTTCCTAAATTCCATTCTACTTTTACACTATCTCTGTAATGCGGCCATCTGTTTTCTACACTAAACATTTACTAATATTAGTCTCCGGCATACATTTACACTCGCATTGAGTGCAAATAACAGGTTGTAATGTGGGATTAAATTTTTTATAAAATGTTTTTTGTCTAAAATTATAATTTTTATCTTTGCCAAATAAATGTTGTCCACATGTTCCACTTAATTCACCATTTGGGCTAATATGTATCCAGTCTAATCCTAAATTACATTTCCAACCTTTGAAAGTATTAAGTTTATTTACTAAAATATAATTGTCTGGCACACGTTTTTCGTCTACATATATTTTAGTTGATTTGTATTTGTTATTAATAAAAAACCAAAAAGGATTAGCACTACGAGCTTTATGTTTTTTTAAAATAATTTTTTGTTTTTCTGTATATTTTTCATGACTTAGAATTTCTGTATATCTAATAGTCCAGCGATATTTGCTTTTTTTCATTTGTTTAACTGCTGATATACATTTGTCCCAAGCTAACGGATCCATCATTACACTAGCACTTACAATAACTTTATTTTTATATAGTAAATCAGCAACGTTAATAAATGACTGTAGATTGGCTTGTTGATGATGATAACTTAGATGTATTTTGTCAAAATATTTGGCAAAATTATTCCATAAGTCTAATTTTTTACTACCATTGCTAGTCATGCTTATCAAACAAGTGTAATTATCTTTTAAATATTTTATATAATCTAGTAACTTTGGCCAGTGTGTAGGTTCACCGCCTACAAAATGAATATCGAATTTAGTTTTACCTTGACTCATATACCATTTGAGCAGTCTGTCTGTATTCTTAATTAATAGATCGTAATCAAACCATTTATAATTACCTTCGTGTGCTCCTTCAAAACAATACCAGCATTGATAATTACAAATATTACCAATACTCATATCTATCATTAGTGTATCGTCATTGATATTATTTTTAATTTGCGTAATCATTAATTAAGTCTTCAAAATTTGTTTGATTACGGCTTTTGTCTAATCTACGATTGAACTCTACAGTTTGTGGCCATTTGTGAGACAAGTCCTTGGCTAATAGAAAGTTAATGTTATCATCAATTTGTCGTAATGTAATAGGTAGTAACTTATCGTTTATACTCATAATAGGATAATTTTTTACATCTTCTTTAATTTTAATTAATTCTTTTACAACTTTTTGCTTGTATGTGTTTGGTAAACACTGAGCACTTAAAACATTTGGATAGTTTACTCTGTGCGAGTAAAACACAATGCCCATTGTGTTTAAAAAATAATCGATAATCTGTGGCAATTGTAAAACATTACCTGCTTGGACAGTGCAAGCACCTACAACATATTTAACATTGGGAAAGCTCTTAAAGATTTTGACATTTTCTTCCACTTCTTCAAACTTACCATTGCCTCTAATGTATTCATACACATCGTGTAGCCCGTCTATGCTTACATTTACGACCACGTTTTTAAACTTAGGCCAATAGTCGTGTATGGTCCTTCCGCCCTTTATACCAGTCACTGTGCCGTTTGTAGCATACTTTATTTCAATGTTTTCGCCGTATGGTGCTAACATATCTAAAATGCGATAGTGACTAGGATCCATCAGTGGTTCGCCACCAGCAAACTCAATTCTGCGGAAATATGGAAGCAATTTTTCAAGATTGCTCCAAAACTCTACACTGTCTTCAAACAAGCCAATGTATGGTGCTCGTGTTAATCCTAGTTTGCGCACAGCATCCACTAGGTAGTTGCCTTCTTCCTCATAAAACTGTTCTACTTGTTCCCAGTCTTTCCACTGTGTGCTGTCTAATGGATTGCACATTCTACACTTGAGATTGCACAAGTTGTTAATTTTTATCTCAATAGTAGGAAACTCAAACGGCATGGTATAGTCATCATTGAGTTTGTCTAATGCATCAGGATACAGGTTTATACGTGCATCAGGAAAACTATCACGTATGTGTCTTTGCCTTAAACTTTCTACACCTTGTGCTTCTAAATCAAAACAAGGAACACATTCGGCTGGTATTTCATTATTTAATACTTGCTCACGCACTCTAAGCATGTTTTTGTTATTCCATGCACTTTCCAATGTTTCATCTTGTATCCAGCCAATTGGTTGACTACGACAGCATACTTTAATTGCACCGTCTTCTCTAGTAGCAAGACCTGTAAAAGGGTGTAAACAAAAAGTTTTACTTGGATGCATTTGCTATACCCCATTCACGTTCTTTACACCAAAAACATTCGTTACAGTATGGCACATGTTGATAAGGTTTGTATGTTGTATAGTCTAGCCCTTCAAATTCTCCTTCACAACTACGTGTTATTTCCAACAGTTCGCCGATTTCATAATCAACATACTGTTTTATAATCCAATTTTTACGAACCATACTAAAAGGATGACACACTGTTACACCCATATGTTTTGTTTCGGCAGGCAATCTAGCATATTCTCTGTCCTCGGGAGCACCTTCAAACTTTTCATCTGGATTAAGTGTCACAGCAGCATACCATGCGTCAAGTTTGTGTAGGTGTGCAATGTATTCATTGTGAGCTCGTAGTATAATCCTGTTACCAGGCTTGCTTTGTCCATACTCGTCTGTGATATAGGTTGTGTTTGGCTCTTCCATCTCTGGTGGTATAAAGCCCTCTATATGTTCAATGCGATTATGAAACTTTTCACGGAACCAATGAACCACATCTTTAGCAACCCAACGTTGCCAAGGGCGTGTTTTCCACATACGCACTTGTGTAGTGAAGTAGATATCAGCGTTTGTATTACTCAACACAAAATAAGCCAGCAAAGCACTGTCAGCACCGCCACTTAGACTGATGCCAATTCTATTCCAATTTCTTTTAAGGGGGATGTAAACTCCGTCGATTACCATACTAAATTATAACACATTTTAGTAATGTGTCAAGTGTCCTATTCCTATGCGTTCTTTGAATTCTTGAGTAAATTTACAGTCAATACGTAGTCCATATTCTTGTTCCATAGAAAATTCACCACCGTGCCAGTCTTGATCATTGAAAAAACAAGCATGTGAATTTACATAATGCTTGCGTTTGTGCTCTGGATCCCAAATATAAAAGCCACGCTTGGTGTTTGGACGTATATGAATAAACTCGATGTTGTGATCAGTATAGTCTTTGACCTCTGGATCTAAATCTCTATGTTCAAAAGGTCTACTACTTGCTTCACTTACAAAAAACATAACTCTACCTACGTGTTCTACAATTGATTTTTCTTGTAGTTGTGCTATCCAACGCATAACACCTGGAAAGTAATCACTTTCTTCTGTTGCTGCTCTTTGTTCAGCACCTCTGTCTTTCATATTAGTGCCTTCTTCTTGTAGCACATAGTAAGTATACGGATCATGTGCGCCCATGGCACTTTTCAAATATCTAACAAATTGATTACGTTCGGTATAATTTGTAAAGTCTGTAGGAAAAATCTTATCGCCTTCTATGCGTATAGGATTATCTGCTTCTAGTGCTTGGTATTCTTCAAATGCTTTGTATACAGGCTTCCAATTGCCAATATAGCTCATGTCTTTTAAGTCAAACCCTGCTGGCATCCATGTGCCTTCTTTGGCGAATGGTCTTGCTTGAGCCATGCCTCTACAGATTTCTGCATTCAAATTTTTAAATCCTTCTATGTCTAAAAAAGGATCCAAGTCGATGTAGGGTAAGTTTTCGAAACCACGTATCATACAAATACTTATTCATTAAATACTTTATGCTAACTAACACTGAATTTACAACAACTCCTGCTACACTTTTAGAAGCCAATGCGCTATGCCAAGAAATGACAGGTAAAACTGTTTTAAACAAACCTAAAGGAGATTTTTTCTATGATCCATGGGAAATATTGCCTGAATATAGCGGCACAGTATTTGAACGTTTGTTACAACCTTTACAAAACATAGGCGAAGCAAGAATTATACGTCAAGAGTCTGGAACTTGTTATTTTGCTCACAGTGATATTGACAACAGATATCATTTGAATATATCAGGAGATCAAGCAGCATTATTTGACCTAAACAATAACAAAATGTATCCTTTAGAATCAGACGGCAAATACTACCTAATGGATGCTGGACGTAATCACAGTGCTGCTAATTTTGGCCAATTTCCAAGATATCAATTGGTAGTTAGATGTTTACTTAAAAGATCGACTTGGGTAAACAAACCAGTAGAAATTATTGGTGCCGGAGAAAATCCAAGATTTGTATTTGACAAATATATTTCACCGTTATTAAACGAAATCAACAGACGCGGAGCAATGAATAAATTTTGTATTACTACTACAGGTGTAAAGTTTATAACAAATGATTTTTGGATAAATGAATTACGTCAAGTTATGCCATATAAATTTTCTTTGCTAACTCAATAAATTCTTTAGGGTAATCGTTATTAAAGTTATCTAACACGACACCTCCATAAAACTTAAAAGAAAAGGTTTTGCTTGGATCTATTCCGTTGTAATTTAAATATTCAAAAAGTTTTGCTTGTCTATCTTTGCTAATATGATCTAGCACACTTTCTATACTTACTTCTGGTTCGTCATCACTGTAACAAAAAAAATGATTTATAGTTCTAAGCTGATCATCTATGATAAAAAAACTGCTTGGATGTAAACTGTATTTCCAAATGCCTTTATTTCTATAGTCCTGTAGTATAGTGAGCATTTGTTCTTGCCAGTCTGGCAATACTTTATCAAAATTACGCCAATCACAATTAGCAAGTTGCCAAAAGTCGTCGCCTTGTATGTTAAAAATTATTCTACGTTTAATACTGTCTAGTTCTTTTACATCTAGTGTATGAGGTGCTTCTAGTGTATACTTAAATTCTCTACGCCATTTTTCGTTCAGCACACTTTGAGGTAAACATTGATTTTTGTGATAGTTTTGATCTACTGTGTAATGAACACTAAACAGATTGTTTTGTCTGTCTATCTTGCTTGTATATACAAGATTATTTCTACACAGGCCTTTGCCTGGCACTGTGTTGTAGTAGTATTCAAACATTAGCTATAAAGTGGAATAAACTTTGTTTCGCCGTTAACAGTTGCTTGTAACCAACTATCAGGTGTGCTTGTATTACTAGGTATTACTCCTGTTTCTCCATGAACTTTAAAATCTTTTAATGATACCGCAAGTTGTCCATTAGAATCAAATATCATGTAATTGCTACCATAGGTTGGTGATTGTGTAGCAAAGATTAATTCGCCTGGGCAACCTCTATGCTCACCTGCCGATAAGCTAATTGTTGCATCATCAGGAACTTTTGCATAAATGCCTGCAATAGTGGCAAATTGCATTTCGGTATCGTTTTCGTAAGTAGAATCTTCTGGATCAGGATTGATTGCAATTGCTGCATTAAATGCAAGGGCAGGTAGTTTTGTTCCTGCTGTAATTGGTAATGGGTCTAACCATGAACCACCAATAGCTTCTACTCTAAAACCTTGTTGATACCAGTCGGGAATATTTGGCTGTGTAGCACGGTAAAATTTTCCGGTTAATGCTGGGATACTGTATGCGCTTTCAACAATTACACTTATACCTTCCGATGTTATTTCGATAGTGTCAAGATCTAAACTTGTAGCAACGATATTATCTGCATATACAGTAGTTGTAGATAATGTATTTGCTGAAGGATCAAAAACTTCTAACCCATTATCTGCAAAAATATTACCGTTTAGACTAACACCGCTCCAGTGTTTCAATGTTGCATCAAATAAAACACCGTCTGAATGTGTATAATTACCTGAATGCGTTCCTACATGGTGTCCATTTAATGTTGTTGCACTAACAATTTCTGCATTTAACTGATTAGCTGAATAGTCAAAAACATAGTTGTCATCACCGTTTAAAAGATTACCCTTAAAGCTGCCAACAAAATTACCAGATATATCTTCTAAAAAGGTTCTGGTTTGCAATGCAAAAATCACATCGCCACCGTCTACAATATTACCTTCAAGTGTAGTTGAAGATTGAGATACTATAGATCCGTGGAACTCGCCGGTTTCAAAATCTAACAATATATTGCCTTGGTCGTCGTATACACTAGCTTGTAACATTCTCAAACTTGGGTTCAAAACTATATCGTATCCGTCATCTACAATATCGCCTGATACATTTCCTGCAAAGGTTTCGGTATTTGCGTCATATATAACTTGGCCGTTTATTAAACTTCTAATATCGCTATATAAAGGAATATTAATTTTATGAGTGTCAACATCTATTAGAATGTTTGAAGACTCGTCAATTATATTTCCGTAAAACTTACCTTTAAAAATATCTGTAGCTTGATTGTATGCGTAATCATAGTTTCCTGGAGTGATTTGCTTTTGTATACTTCCTGAGTATGCAATGTTATTCAAACGATTGTTTTCAACATCTAATATTACAACACCGCTGCTATCAAAAACGTTACCTTGGACATCAGCAATTATTTTTGGAAAGTCTGAATCTGTTGAAAGCAAAACATTACCGTTGGAATCAACAATGTTACCTGTAAAGTTCCCATAAAATTTGTTTTGTAATCTATCATAAGAAAGAACATTGCCAGGACCGTAGATGTCAGATGCTAATGGAACGTTAGAGCTATGCTGATTAATCACTACATAGCCTTTATTGGTTAATGTTCCGTCAAATGTTCCATGAAATGTTTTTAGAGACGAATCGTATGCTATATCACTATCAATATCATAAACATTTCCTTGAAATGAACCATAAAATTTTCTAATATCTAAATCAAAAACAATTTCGCCATTGTGATTTTCAATATTTGCTCTAATTGTTCCTGAACTACTATCAACAATCAGCGAGCTATCGCCTCCTACAATATCAATGCGATATTGGCCACCTTCATATAATTCCATAGCATGTCTCCTATAGTATATTTATCGGTCAATTAGGTCTTGACAATGTTATTTAGAACATATATAATATGATATGTTTGACATTGTGTTTGTAGGAAACAACCAAGAACAATATAACCAACTCAAGCAAAGAGTTTTCGTAGCAAAAAAAGCCGACACTGTGCAAAAAGCACAGCAAATCAGTTTGACTAAATTTGTTTGGATTGTTTTTGATGACATAGAAGTTGAAAAAGATTTTAACTTTGATTATGTGCCTGATGATTACAGCCAAGATATTGCACATGTTTTTTTAAATGATAAAACTTATGACGGAATATGTTTAGTTCCTAAAAATACAAATTTTAGCTCTAGAGAATTAGAGCATAGATTTTTTGTGCAGCAAAAAAAAGTAGATGTTGTTGCAAGTAAACCTAAACCGTTTGATTTATTTTACGTAGACACTTATAATCAATATTTACAAGCTCTTGAACATACTGCAACTGATTTGTTTTGGATCAGCACAAAAAATATACAACACAACAAAGAGTTAGTTAATTCTTATTATATTACACATCATGAATCGCAGCTACGAGCACAAAATCATGCATTTTTAACTGAATTTGAAGCATATAATGGTTTATTTTTGTGTAGTAAACGTGCAAAATTAAGCAAGCGTGAAATAGAACATAGATTTCTAGTAAATAGGATTGAACATGACATTGTAGGTAGCACACGGACAAACTATGATGTTTTTGAAATTGATAATTATGAAGATTATTTACATGCATTTGCTAATAGCAAAACTGAAATGTTTTGGATGAGTAGTGCTAATATTAAAGCAGATATTCCTGATTTGTATTTTCCGCATGATAACGAATATGATCGAAAAACAAATCACAATTTTTTGCATTGCGGAGATAAACGTAATGGCTTGTTCTTATGTAGCAAACATGCTCCGCTTAATGAAAAAGAAATTACACATAGATTTTTAGTTAATGCAAAGGAATGGGATGTAGTAGGTAGTGGTCCTAAAGCATATGATTATTTTGATATAGATAGTTATGATGAATACTTAGAGGCGTTAGAAAGTAGTTCAACTGAAATGTTTTGGATGGGTAGTGCTAATATTTCGTCAACTATTCCTGATGTTTATTTCACACACGACAACGAGTATGATAGAAAACAAAATCATGCATTTATACACAAGGTGCAAGGTGAAGATTTGTATAACGGATTGTTCCTTTGCAGCAAGCATCGTCCTCTAACACAGCGTGAAGTTGAACATAGATTTTTAGTCAATGCAAAGGAATGGGATATCGAAGCAAGCGGGCCAGGTAAGTATGAAATATTTAAACCAAAAACCTATGATGATTATTTGAAAGCATTGAAAAACAGCAAAACAGAAATGTTTTGGATTATACCTGATTATGTAAATCCTACTAGTAGATTTCAATTCGATACCTATTTTAGTCATGATCGTCATTACGATAGATCAATCAATCATGCTTATCTAAATGGCAAGTATCACGATGGTATTGTGTTATGTAGCAAACAGGCAAAGTTTAGCAAAAGAGAATTTGAATACAAATTTATTGCTGCTAAAAAAGAAGTAAACATAGTTATATCAACACCAAAGCCTTATGATATTGTTTTTATTAGTTACCAAGAACCTAATGCTGATGAAAATTATAATCGTATATTAGAACGTTTTCCAAACTGTAAACGTGTGCATGGAGTAAAAGGCATCCACCAAGCACACATTGAAGCAGCAAAATTATGTGATACTGATATGTTTTGGATCGTTGACGGTGATGCAATCATAGTAGATGATTTTAAATTTGATTATCAAGTTGCACGTTGGGACAAAGAAACAGTTCATGTATGGCGTAGTCAAAATCCAATTAATGACATGGTATACGGGTATGGCGGTGTAAAACTTTTTCCAAAAGAATTAACCATAAACATGGATATTAGCAAACCTGATATGACAACTAGTATTAGTGGCAAGTTTAAAGCAGTGCATGATATTAGTAATGTCACTGCATTTAATACAGATGCATTCAACAGTTTTAAAAGTGGATTTAGAGAGTGTTGTAAATTATCTAGTAAAGTAATTGACAGACAAAAAGACGATGAAACAAATGAGCGTTTGAAAATTTGGTGCAGTGTTGGAGAACAAAGACAATATGGTAAGTATGCTATTGCAGGAGCAAAAGCAGGCGCTGCATATGGTATGTTGCACCAAGGAGATTTACAAGCATTGAAAAAGATCAATGACTTTGATTGGTTACAGGAGCAGTTTGAAAATGCAAACATTTGAGTTATTAGATAGATTTGAATTGTTATTTCCAACAAATAGTAAAATTTCTGATTTACGTAGGGCATATACAGACAAAGATTTATCAAGTATATTTAGATTGCTTCCGGATGATGTTAACGGCACAAAAGATGATTTACGTAAAGCAGTTTTAGAAAATAATTTGCATAGTATTTTTAGATTGGCCAATGATGATGATTTAAGAAAACTTATCTTGGAAGACAATACGTGGAAACTGTGGCCTATTCTTGAAAGATATGTAGATACACAATTTATTGCAGCATTTAAAAACTTTTTTGTAAATGAAACTGAAATTTGGGACGATTGTTTTAGTAGAGGACAATTACAAAGTAAATTATGGTTAGTTGAAGAACTTAAAAAACAAAAAGTAGATTTAGGAACAGTGTATTTGTGTGCTGGATGGTATGCTACACTTGCTACAATGCTTTTTGAAAGTGGTATGAAAGTAGACAAGATACGAAGTTTTGATATTGATCCAACTTGTGTTGACATTGCTGAAACATTTAACAAGCCATGGTTTGTAGACAACTGGCGTTTTAAATCAGTTACCAAAGATATCATGCATATAACATATGATGAGCATTGGTGGGAAAGTTGGAGCAATGCTAATAATAGAATGAGTAAGCCTATTCTTGATAAACCAGATACAATAATAAACACCAGCTGCGAACATATACAAAATTTCTCAGATTGGTATGCTAAAATTCCAGATGGAAAATTAGTAGTTTTACAAAATAATGATTACTTTGATATAGATGATCATGTAAACTGTGTAAATAGTTTGCAAGAGTTTGAAGCAATGACTACTATGCGTAAAGTTTTATATAATGGTAAAAGAGATTTACCAAAATACACAAGGTTTATGAGAATTGGATTTAAGTAATTTTTCAGTAAGACAGTTACAATTAGAAAGTGCAAGAGCATTAAGCACAATGGAAGCAACAAATAACAATATTTGGATGTTTAACAAAGAAGCACATCATAACAGTTGGAATTGGTATTGTGCTGTTATACATTGGTATATTGACCAATACGGTGACTTGCCTAGCAAAACAGGACCCGGAAAAAACATTAGGTTAGTTCTTGATGATTGAGCTTGCAAATCCATATAAGCATATTACATGGGAATGTACAACAGTATGCAATTATGCCTGTTCATATTGTGCACCTGAATTGCATGATAGTAAATATAGGTGGCCTTCATCTAAACAAACTGATAAGATCATAAACTTAGTAAAGGATTTCAGTAACGGTGAAAAAATTGCGTTTGATATTATGGGAGGAGAGCCAACACTATGGCCTAGCTTAGAGATTTTTTGTGAAGCGTTAAAGGACATAGCAGATATTAGTTTTAGTTCAAATGGTTCTCGTACTTTAAGGTATTGGAAGTCTTTCAAAGCCCCTTTGGATAGAATTTATCTTTCGTTTCATGCCGAATTTGCTGATGTAGATCATTTTTTGAATATTACAAAAATTTTGTCCTCAAAATACATTACAAATGTGTTTATTATGTATAATCCTGCATACAAACAAAAATGTTTAGAATTAGCCGATAAAATAGAATCAAATAATATACAAAATTGTAGTTTTGCATTCAAGTTTATAAATGATGATGCAATAAATTACACAGAAGAAGATAAAC